GCCAAAGCTCCTTCCGCTTTCAATATTGCACCGGTAATATTGTTTCTGGCTCCTCCATTCGGAACGGAAAAGAGAAGTCTCTTATATTGCGGATATTGATACCGGAACCAATTCACGCATGCAATTTGGATTTTACTTTCAACGTTTCTCATTACTCCTTTGAAGTTTCTTTCTTGTTTTACGAATTATATCTTCATCTCTCAAATTATATCCCCTAATGAGGATTTCTGACGTTTTCAAGCACCGGACTATCGTCTGGTATTCTTGTTTGGTGATTGTTATTTTCATGAGGGGCGTAGGGGAATCGAACCCACCAACCATAATTGGGCAGTGCCAGCAATCATGATTAACTTGCCGATTGAAGCTTCATAAATCAACAAGCCCTTACAACGTATATTGTGCACTTATCCATAATAAGGAACACAGCCAGTGCTTACGCCCCATGTTCGCCCGCCAATCTTCACAGACAAGCAGGCTGGGGTAAAAAGGTTAACAAAGCTATCTCAATAGCTCACTCTTGCGGATTATAGCCCTACCAGTGACGATAGTATTCTCCGTATTGTGAGATAATGTACTTTGCTTAATTCCTATCTGATCCTCGGACAAATGCCGGAATATGCCCGTTACCGAACTGAAGTAATAGTTCCTCTTTTCGAAGATCAGATAGACATGGATTACTTTAGTTTTTCGCATTGTTTTATTTCAAAACTTCCAAATAGATGTTATTTGGAATAATACTTTCTAATATCCAGTTTTATTCAACCTCATAGCTTCCTTCTCGTAACTCAACAAAGTACGTAAAGCATCTAATTGGTGCGTACAGGCGGCATTAAGCCGATCAAGCCGATCCACCAAATACGACTCATCCTCCGCTATGCTGTCAAGCAAAGCGTTTTGCACCTTTGCCGATAAGCATTGCTCTTTCGCTATTGCGATGATGGTATTGCTTATCTCTGTAGATTTCTTCTTCCGGAGCAGCTTCTTCGCATCTGCAAGCATTTCACCGGACCGGTTCAAATACACCATTATGACTGATATTCTCTCTTGTATCTCCACAGGATTATTTGAGCAGGTAATATTCAGGTAATCGTTTATTTCGCTAATTTCTTTTTCCATAAGCTACGCTACCATTTTTTCAATTATTTCATTAGCCATCAGAATACGCTTCTCTATGAGCTTGAAATTCATATAATCCGGGAAGATTCTCACAATGTGAATAGGACTACATTGAAAGGGGCAATAAACCACAAAGTCACACCATTCTGCACCGGTCACCATCATGTGAGACTGACATTGGTAGAAATATTCAGGTTTAGCAAGAAGCAATCCGACATTGTCCTTCACCTCTTCTTTATATTTCATGAAAACATATTGGCTGGGGCATTTAATCTCTAATGTCCCTTTCTCTCCGTCATCGTTACAACAGAAACCATCGGGAGAAGAGCCAAAGAAAGGAATGTTAGGATGGATACAGAAGCCCGTTTCAATCATATTATTACCTTTCATTCTGTTATACAATTTGCGAGCGTCAAATTCCTGTGTATTACCCCATTCGATAGCCTTTGATGAAACTCCGACCTGAAATAGGTATTTTTCAAATAGATTATCATCATTGATAAAATATGGATTCATACTTCTTTCGGCTGCCAGTTGATATATATAGGATTTTGCGGTATCTCCGAACAAATCCTCTTTCTTCCTGCCGGATTTCATCAAGTCACCGACACGTGAGCCGGTGACATGACCTAATCGTTTTCTATACCATTCTAAAGAATGTTGAGCTTCCATTATGGCTGTATTTTAAATTATTCCTTTTTAGTTTCCTCTACTCCGGCAGCTTTTGCCGCAGCTTCGGCTATTTTATGATTTATAGCCTCTTTACTTTCACGTATCGGTTTCATTAATTCATCGACTGTAGTATCTCCGTCTTTCAGAGCCTGAATCGTTCCCATCAGCATAGATATTTCGTCAGCACCGATTTGGTTTACCGTTTGCTTTCCACACATCTTTACAACTTCTTCTTCGGTTATACCATAGTTATTTTTGAAGTTGTTCATCACCCCTGTTCTTACCTTTAAAAGTTTGTCGGAGTCAGATAAATCACCGGTTATAAATTTTTGTGCTGCGTAATACACTCTATCTGTTATAGCTTTAGGAATGACAGCGAATACGGCATTACGATAAGCGATTGAGTTAGCTGCGTTACCTGTAACTGTAATCATGTCATCAGAGAATCGCTGTCCGTTTTTGCCAATGATACTACGCCTGACTTCAAATGCAGAAGCGACATTAGTTTCCAGATCCCAACATGTCCCACGACTGATGACCTGCTTGTCTGTTATTTGCACAACTTTTGCTTCTGTACGCATATTACCCCAATTAGAGACAATTATTTTTGCTAGATGAACGGATGGGCCGGTGATAGGTTTTCCGCCACGAGGGAGGGCGTAACTACATGATTGGGCTGTCTCTTGATTCATGGTAGCCATTACAACAGAGTTGTCTATACTACGTCTTATATCTCGTGGATAACGTTTGGCTGTTGCTACCTGCGAATCTACGTTTGCTCTTTCTACTGCATCAACTTGTACAATTTGTACATCTTGCGCTTCAACGGGAAGCATTTCATAGTTTTCTAAATTCATATCTCATATTATTTAAAGTGGTTTAAATTGCTCCCGGAGTGCCGATCAAAGCAAACCGGGAATAAGTTAAGATAGTTTGCGGATAATCTCACCGCCATACGAGTTTTTAGTCAGTTCTATAAACTCATATACAGTAAACCTATCATTGTCTACATCTATACCTTTGTCCTTACAAAAAGCTTCTCTTCCAGCCTTGCAACTCCCAGTGAGTACATGATGCCATATAAACAAGTCTTTAGCAGAATACTTTTTAGAAAAGTCAGAGAAATGTTCTTTAAACTTAAGGATCCTTTCCTCTTCTGTACTATCATCATAAAGCTTTTCTCGCAAAGATTCAAATGCCTCATGTAGAGTATTACCATGAGAAAATTGATTGTTCTCTTTTGCTATAAAACAGGGAGTAAGAGATAAATCAGACTGAAGGATAAAACCTTTTGCGATATTACCCTTTACATTTGTGATAATAGTAGGTATATTATCTACTACATAAATAGAATTCCCATTTATGGATTTTATGCCATCGCCACAGCCATCGCCATAGCCATAGCCAGAGCCATAGCCAGAGCCATCGCCATAGCCAGAGCCAGAGCCAGAGCCATAGCCATAGCCATCGCCATCGCCATAGCCAGAGCCAGAGCCATAGCCAGAGCCATCGCCAGAGCCATAGCCAGAGCCATAGCCATAGCCATAGCCATAGCCATAGCCATAGCCATAGCCAGAGCCAGAGCCATAGCCAGAGCCAGAGCCATAGCCAGAGCCAGAGCCATAGCCAGAGCCATCGCCAGAGCCAGAGCCAGAGCCAATACTTAGAAACTGCTTTATTCTATCTTCCATTACCTTGCCCATACCGGTACACTTTCAATAGATTTTACAGCTTCATCCGAACACGGGATAATCTCAATCACATCCAGGATCTCTATCTCTGGAACCATAACTGTGAATTTGCATCCATGTGGGTTAGTTGTACCATTAACTGCTAATTGAGATATACTAGCAGCACCATCCCAATACCACAATCTACGACAATTTGCGAGCTTAACCTCACTACCATTTCTTTCTACTAACTCTCCGAAAAATACACCGGAACGATCTCCTCTTACAATTACTTTTTTCATAACTATATATATTATTAAAGTGGTTAATCGAAAATAAAGCGTCTATTTTCACAAACCGACGCTTTCGAAAAATTTAATAAACAAAAAAGATTGTTCCTAGATACCGAACCAACGGACACTAGGATAGTATAGAACATTGTATAACTAAAATACAGGGACTCGCACCCTACGACATCCTGGGGTGTCGGCATTGGGTTAATTAATAAATGAATGGAATATAATTTTATAGCTATTTTACATTGATATACTTATTTAAATCAATCGTAGCCAAAGCTTGTTTAATCTCCAATCTGGAATAGCATACAGGAGAATTTTTACCTATCCCTTTTCTTTTGCCTTTTATTAATCCTTCTGATTCCATTTTGTTTATATATGAAGGATCGATACCAAGAACCTTGAACCATCTAACCAACTCTCTTGTGCTTATATTATCTTTCGTTGGTTCATAAACTTTAATAGCCTTCATGTACCCAACTTGAACCATATCAGCCATAATGTTTTTTAATTGATATAAATCTAGCTCTAGCTTTGTTTTCATAGCTATTGTGTATTACTACATGAATTATAAATTAGTAGTTTCTTACTACATCAATATATCCAGCTTTCCGGTTTGTTAGCACTGAATATAGTGATTGGTCTTTTTCAGTTATTCTATCTATTTTAGCCAATCTATTTAAGTCAGATACACATCTACGAAGTTGTATAACTAATGTATCACTAAAATTGTAACGAATTGAGTCTTCTTTTTTTCTCAATTTCTTTTTTATTTCTGCTCTTTCTTTAATTTCTTTTCTTCCTGCCATAACTATTAAAATTTAAATTATTGACTTGTGGACGTAACTGGATTCGAACCAGTAATAAACCAACTGGACAGGTAATCTCATGCACTGCCACTTTACGCCCGTTTGCCTGTATCACGTCAGATACAGGACTTAATCGAAACACGAATTTTCACACATAAAACAGCTATTCTCCCGAACCGCATACCTATATCACTTTTCTCTCTTTAGTCTCTTTTGGTGTTTTTCCAGGTATATAGAACACAATGCAAATACAGTAAATGAAAGCCAGAAGACAATATTCATTTCGTTTGCAAGCAATACTGTTAATGCAAACGATATTGCCCAAATTGCTAATAGTGGAGTAAGTTTCATAAGATTAATTATTTAATTATTATTGTGAATAAGCCCGGATTCGAACCGGGATTTGCAAGATTTCGTTTGTACGTTTCAATTGTGGTTCTGACTTCCCCGATCGTCTTTCCTGCTTCGAGGCTAGCCAGCCGTATTATCAAACTAAGCGTCTACCAATTCCGCCACTTATCCTTATTAAAAAGTGCACTATCTTCGCAGACCGTACACTATACAACCACACAAATAAAAAATAAAACACTACATAAAAGTGCCCTACCCGATTCTCACTACCGGATGCCAGTTTCAAACTGTCAGTAGGGCTATATTACAATCAGCGTACGGACGCCTATTCCCGTTTTCTTACTGATAAAGACGATGTTTTTCAGACTGATTTTTTCGATATATTACTTACTCACGTTGCTTCCTTCCGCTCATATCATCGCTGGTTGGCTATTACGCTATACTCCGCCTCGGCTATAATGCTTATTAGCGCAGGCTACTTTAACGTGCCCTGAACACGGCTTCATTTTTGAGGGTTAAGCCTCCCATCCCGAATTAGGATTCATCGGTTTACCGTTGTGCTCTGAAAGCGTTTCGCTCGCTTCTTCCGTAGGTCCTAACCTAACAGAGATTCGTAAAATTTTATACTTTCCAAAAAGGAATCTATAATTTCACTTTTAGTTTTATTACTTTTCGCCAATTTCCTAACAGTGGATTCATCATAAGTTTCTAAGTCTTTCACATATTTACGAAGAAAGACTAATTGATTATTTATATATTCTATATCCATAATTACCTCCAAGAACTATCACGATTTATATAATCAGCATGATTTCCGGTAAAGAACGCTTTCAATACATTACCTTCTTTTTTAGGAAACTCCGGCTTATATGACTTCTTTTCCTCTTCAATCTCTCTATATTCTTTTTGTTGTCTCTTTGCCAAGAGCCAAGCCTGTTTCAATGATTCACTCAAAGAAATACGACGATACGCTTTCAAGATGTGAGCGTGTTTCATTATCTCACTGTTATTGAATTTTCCGTTTTCTGTCAAAAATGTAAATGCGTTCATCTTAATGACTTTTAGTTATTACTATTGTTTCTATCAAATTTTATCCTTTTATTTGTATTGGATTGATTTGGTATTGCAAAGATACTAGCTATTTTGGAAAGTACAATAAAATACTAATTAAAATAGTTAGTAAAAACATTATTTAACTATTAGAGTGGATTATACATTATTATATTATGAAACAGAAAGCTACTTTAATGATTAGCATTGCTTCCCTCATTATAAGCATTGCTTCTATTTGCCTGGTAAGTCTTAGATGTGAACCAATGAAAGCGGATTGGTTAGGAATACTTGTGGGTATATTAGCCTTTTGCACTACAATATTAATTGCTATAGTAGGAGGTGGTTTTTATTTTAATCATGAAATAATTAATAAAAAAATAAGAGACTTAGATAATAGATATGCAGACATCGCTTCTGACAGTTTATTTTATAATCATATAAATGATATTCAATTTTTTACATATCATAAATATGGGGAATATTTTAGTTCATTGAACGCCTGTATATCAGCATTAAAGCATAATTGTGATGAAGGTAAAAGAAGAATGTTTATAGAATACATAAATAATATCACAAGATCTTATCATATAGAAATGAATAAAAAGGATATTGTCATAATAATAGATGCTTTAAAAAGAATAAAACATATAGAAGGAATAGAAGAATTAATTGAACAATTTAATCAAATAAGCAAGAAGCTTTCTTAAAATAGTCTATTGCAATTAGTAATACAAAAATAAAATATCCAATAATAAATCCTATTAGAATTGATATATTACGGTTTTGTGATAAACAAGCTACCAAAGTAAATATGAGAATAAAAATACCGAAAAAAAACATAATATAAAGCACATATTCCCAATGCGATTTAATTTTTCTCATAATCAATTTGGATTAGCTGTTATTAATTGAAAATAAAAATATCCGCAATAGGTTGCAGCTACTACGGATACCATATATTAAACCTCTAGCGAGGAAGTTTAACCACTTTGTCTCTGTAACATCTGCAACTTGTTACGATGCAAATATACTAACTAATA